CATACGTGATGTGGACGAAGGTCGGCACGTACGCTGCCCAGTACGCTGCGAACGCAGGGTTGGACGTGAACCGGGATGACCAGATTACACGGGGTGAGGCAGTTGCCCGCGTGAATACATCGCTGATGCGCGGGCAACAGTTTGCGCGTTAATCAACCCCTCCCCGCTTGATTCACCGGCACGAACGTGTAATAGCCCATACCGTGGTGATGGACGTACCAGTAGTCACTGTCGAGACGGTTCATCAGTTCCTGAAACGTGTAGATCCGCGTGGCGTACGTGCGTTTCATTTCCGATCCCTCTGAGCTCGGGTCCAGCCATCGACCCATTTATTTGCTGACCACGGTGCAGCGTCGCCGAATGGATTGGCGTCTTTACCGACGCCGCCTAGGAACGCTGCGTAACCTTGCTCGAATGGTGTCATTTTGCACGCTCAAAAGTGAAGGTGTAAGTCACGGTATCGAGGGGTCGCTTACCTTTATTATCTTCGACGCGCACCGATACCTCACCATTTGCACCGGCATCTTCAATAGCTTTTTCGATCATTTCTTTTGCCTGATCGGCAGTAAGTTCGTTCAGTTCGATAATCATGATTCGGTTCCTCTGCTGTGTACCGACACTGTATCACCCGTGACGAATCCGTCAATCCCTACCCGTTAAAAAGCCCGGCGAACCGGGCAACACATCAACACAAGCAGGGAGGTTGTACGGTCGCATTTAATGACGTGACTGTCAAGCGTCGCCAATGTATTATCATGTCTATATTTAATGGGGTCGACACATGGCGCATACGCGGGCACAACAGCCACAGATGCTGCGGGAAGCGTTCCGGGAAATGATGAAAGGTGTTGCCACCTCGTCACCCGGGCACATTCTCGCATTCGACCCCGTGACCCAGCTCGCCCAAGTCCAGATCGGTATCACCCGTGTGGACTTGAACGGCGCCACATTCGAACCGCCGACCATCATCGAGACTCCGGTGTACTTCCCGGGCGGCGATTATCATATCGAATACCAGATCGACCCAGGCTGTGAAGGTGACATCCTGTTCAGTCAGCGTTGCGTTGACGGGTGGATACAGACGGGCGGTGTGGCTGCAAACCCCATCGGTCGTTTCCACGATCCACAAGATGCATTCTTTCTCCCGGGCTTCCGTTCGCTACCGAATAAACTACCCGCGTTCCAGAACAACGGTATCAGGATCAGCAACAAAGCCGGTACACAGTTCGCGTGGTTAAAGAACGACAATACGATCACCATGGACAACGGTGTGGCGAACCTCAACCTGATGCCCGATGGGTCCGCGTCGATGCAGAACGGTTCGGGTTTCATTCGGATCGGCGCCGACGGCATCGTTAACATCAACGGTGTCACTATCAATCCGGCGTCCCTTGTAACCACACCGAACGACGTGAAAGCTGGTACGATATTACTCAAGACTCACCGTCACACTGGTGTTACTCCAGGGGGTGGCACATCGGGGACACCTACACCATGACCGTTCGACGCCTCGACGACGATACCGGCGACATCGTAACCAGTGGTCAACAGTTCCTGACGGGTCGGGAAGAGATCGCGCAGACGGTGAAAACACGACTCGCACTGTTCCTCGGTGAGTATTTCCGGAACATCCTCGACGGCACGCCGTGGTACGAGCAGATACTCGGCAAGTTCACGAGTTTGGACGTCGCCGAATCGGTCCTACGTGTACGCATCGCCGCGACCCCGGGTGTTGTTCGACTGACCAGTTTCGATACAGATTTCGATATTGATTCCCGCACGTACAGCGTGACTGCCGGGATACTCACCATCTACGGGGTTGACGAGGTAACTTTTAATGGCTGAAGTCACGGCGCAGGGGTACGCCCTCAAGACCCAAAACGATTGGTTCGACGAGGAACGTCAGCTCTATCTCGACATTGACCCCGCGTGGAACCTGGACCCCTCGACACCAGACGGACTGAAACTCGCTCACGATGCAGAAGTATTCGGTGTGTTGGATGAGACGCTGCAACAGGCGTACAACTCCAAAGACCCGAACAAAGCCGTGGGTGTCGATCTTAATGTGATCTGCGCGCTGACTGGTACCACCCGTTCCGAGGGTACGCCGTCCAACGTGGTGGTGACGCTCATGGGTACTGACGGAACAATCGTGCCAGCCGGTAAGCGTATCGAGTCGTCCACCAACGGTTCGCGCTGGACAATCGACGAGACGGTGACGCTCACAGCCGGTACGGCAACCACTACGGCAACCTGCACCGTTACCGGCCCCACTCAGGCGGACATCGCCACGCTCACCAATATCGTCGACGTGGTAGGCGGCTGGACGGGCGTCAACAACCCCAGCGTGGCCACCCCCGGCACCGATGAACAACTCGACTCATCACTGCGTATCGAGCGGGCAACGGCGGTCGGACGCCCAGGTAACAACCAAATCGATTCGATGTATGGCGAACTGTACGCGGTGAGCGGTGTTCGTCGCGTCAAGATTTACGAGAACGATACGAATAGTGCAGCATTTGACGCAGTGAATAACCCGTACAGTCTCCCAGCGCATTCGATCTCGATCATCGTCGACGGCGGTGCAATTGCAGATGTAGGTATGGCGATCTACGTCAAGAAAAACCCTGGCGTACTGCTGAACCAGTCGGGCACCCCTGTCAGTACCACGGTCATATCGCCAAAGTACCCAACTAATTCCAAGTTGGTGCGATGGGCCACACCATTGTATCTGGACATGATCGTTGCGGTCACCGTGAAGAATGACGGGACGCTGCCGACGAACATTGCGGATCTCATCGACGAGGCGTTCCTCGAGTTCACAGTGGGTACGCTCGTACCTGCGGGTGATGGGTTCAAGCAGACAGGTTTTGACATCGGTGAGAGCGTTCCATATCTGACACTGACCACACCCATCAACAAGGTACTCGGTGAATTCGGTAACAGTTATATCCAATCGTTCACCGTCAATGGCGGTACATCCAATGTGGCGATAGCGTTTAACCAGCTCTCACGCTGGACGGCTGTCAACATCAGTACGACGGTGGTGTGATGAATATCCCTGACCGGATCTACGCCCAGTACCGGAACAAACCCAAGGCCGTAGCGTGGTACGCGATCACGCGTGAACTTGCCGCTGAGATCGACACGGCTGCGCAGGCGGTGCGAGGATCGTATGACATCGATAACAACGTCGGCGCACAGCTTGACGTTATCGGTCGAATCGTCGTTGCTGATCGTAACTTTCTTGCCAATACCCCGTTGGTCGTGACCCAGTTCGGCGATGTCGATGCCGAATTCGGCGATCTTGACGCGGTGTTCAGCGCTCTGAGTATCAGCACGGATTCGGAAATGTCGGATGAGTTCTTTCGACTGGTCATTCGTGCAAAAATCATCAAGAACAACAGTGACGCCACAATCGAATCGATCCTTGACGGGGTTACGTTCCTCATCCCCGGTGCGAATGTCATCCGTGTTATCGACGGTGAGGATATGTCGTTCGGTATCGAGTTCAATGGTAATCTTACTGACCTCCAGCGATGGGCGTTACTGAACGCAAAATTAATACCAAAACCGCAAGGTGTCCATTTCAATGGGTTCCTTGATAGTTACATCCCTTCGGAATTTGGTGACCTCGACGCTGAATTTGGTGACCTCGACGCACAATTCCACGGTTATGTAGGAGTTTGACTCATGGCTTTACAACGTGACACACGATATCCGGGTCGCTGGACCACTGGTAACGCGGCGCACCCCCAAGGTGCATTTAAAAACCGCTCCGCCCCCGGTGCGCTTGACGGTTCATATATTGAACAGGATTGGGCGAACGACTGGGATGGATTTTTCGCTGCGTTGCTGGGCGCAGCAAGCATTACCCCAAACGGTATCGTGGACACAGCGACATCGTCTCAATATTTCACGGCGTTGCAGGCTGCCGTACCTGGACGGTTACTCGGTGCACCTCGGATATTCAGTACTCCGGGGACTTTCACGTATGCGCCAACAGCAGGTACGAAATTCGTAATCGTTGAGGTTCAGGCGCCTGGCGGTGCTGGTGGCGGTGCAGTAGCAACAGGCGCGGGTCAGAGTTCGCTCGGTGCGCCCGGTGGTGGCGGCTCGTACGCAAAGAGCCTTCTGACATCAGGCTTCTCAGGTGCGTCTGTTGTGGTTGGCCTTGGTGGCGCTGGCGTATCTGGCGCAGCAGGTAACAACGGAGGCACATCATCATTTGGCGCAGTCATTAGTTGCCCTGGTGGTCGAGGAGGAGCGGTTACAACTGCAGGCTCTGGAGCAGCATTTGAGATTGGAACGCTAAATAGCTCAGCCCCCACAGGCGGCAATATATCATCCAGCGTAGGCAGTGGTAGCACTAGAATAATCTCACTCACCTCAATAACTATTGTGGCAGGTAATGCTGGCAGTACAATATTCGGGCCGGGTGGTCAGTACCTTAGCTCCGGATCGAATGGCACAGCATCTACATCTTTTGGTGCTGGTGGTGGGGCTACGGGCAATATTCCAAGCTCGTCCGCTCTCACAGGTGGCGCAGGCGCGCCAGGAATTGTAATAGTTTGGGAGTATGCATAAATGAGAACTTACGCACTAATTGAAGACGGAAAGGTTTCCGAGATCATTCCTCCATATGTAAATCCGGATGGTGTTGATGTCCCAATAGAGGACAGATACACGCCAAATATGGTTGCCCAGATGGTTGATATCACCGATCTAGATCCGCAGCCTCAACAACAGTGGACATATGACGGTTCCGTATTCGCCGCGCCAGTCGTTGCTGGCCCCGATCCTATCCAGCTTGCTGCTGAGGCAAGATTGCAGCGAGACAATCTGTTCAGAACTGTTTCTGATCCTGGTACCAGGATGGCCTTGCGTGCATTACGGCTAGCCACCACTCCA